CGCGCTGGTGGCTTTCGATCCTGGTGTTCACGGCCAGGCGGAAATCGTCGTCCTGCTTTTGAATCACGTTCTGCAGGTCGGCAAACAGAAACTCATGGCCGGCCGCATGCTCGCGGTACCAGGCCAGACGGCTGCGCACGCCGGCGGCGATCGCATCGACTGAAATCTTGGCGTTGGCCAGCTCGGTGTCGACCGCATCCTGCAGCGTAGCCAGGCTGCGCTTGTTCTTCATGACGCCGGCGAAGTCACGGGTTTGGAACACCAGGCGCAACGGCGCGATTTCCTGCTCGAGCGCGGCGACGTGTTCCTGGAACGCCAGCTTTACCTGGGCGAGGATCCCGGCCTTGATCAGTTCTTTCTTGTCTTTCACGGTGCGGGTCAGCACCAAGCGCTTGGCGCGCAGCTGCTCGCTGATGTGGTCGATCGTGCGCATCAGATCAGCGATGTCGGCGGTCTGCTCGAGCGCGGCGCGTTTAGCCTGCTCGAGATCACCCTCGGCCTGCTCGCAAAACTTGACCGTCGCCTCAGCGTCAGCGAAGTCCTGGTCGGTGAGCAGATCGGTCTTGATGCTGGCGATAAAGCGCTCAGCCTTTGCCTTGAACGACGGCAGGTTGCTGCGCGCCACTTTGCCTTCGATGTGGATGCTCAGCGCCGGCAGCTGCATGATCGGCTCGGCTTCCGGCTTCGTGGCGTACTCGGCCGGGACGTAGCTGGCCAAGTCGCCGGCGAACTGCGCCCAACCGGCGCGGATGCGTTCCTGCCAGACTGGGTCCGGCAGCACGTCCATGTGCTGGAAATTGTCGAGCGTACCGTCGGAGACGACGAACTTCACTTTGCCAGCGCCGGTTACCATCATGATCTGCTGGCACTGCGGCATGTACTCGTCGGGCAGCTGGCCAGCTTCAACGTCGTCGGCCAGCGCCGCGTTCCATTGTTTGTGCTCGAAGGCGACATCACCGGCCATCGTTAGGCCGTCGCACGATGCTGACAGCAGGCCTTCCGAACAGGTCACCGGATACAAGTCGTCATCGATCAGGTTTTCAACCAGCGGGCGCGCCGCAGCTTCGACCAGGTGGCCGTGGTCGAGGATGTTTTCCTGTACCCAGTTCGAGAATTCCTGTGGCGTGCCGGTATGCTTCATGTGCAGCAGCTCGGTACGCTTCACGCGCGACGAGATTCCCAGCATGGCGGCCGCTTCACTGGCGCCAAAATGCTCGAGGCGAAACAGGCCCCAGTCGGCACTGCCCTGGACGAGGTCATGAATTTGCATAATCTTGTTCTCCGTATGGTGATGGTGTGGGTTCCCGCTTCCGCGGGAATGCCAGGGATCAGTCGTTTTCGTGCGCCCAGCTGTCGATCGTCAGGCGCTGGTTTTCGGTGAGGATCTGGCGGGTTTGGATCATGGCCACCAGCTGCGCCACGGTCTTTTTGCCGCTGACGATCTCGTCGCGCCAGGCTGCTTTGTTCTTGTCGAATTTCTCGGGACTGCACATCGGCAGGTCGCCTCCGCGCTGCTCGCTTGCACCGGCCTGGCTGGTGGTGCCGGCGCTGCGCACCTCACCGGTGTCTTTGTCCACGACCTCTGTCTGGTCGTCGTCACGCTCGTCGACCACAACCATCTCGCTGTCGATCGTGAAGTGCTTGTTGGCGTCTACCGCCGTAGCCACGTCAACAGCGCGCTGCACCTCGATCGATTTCGGCATGTACTTGAGCACCTGGAGCAGCACCACCTTGCGAGCGTACATTTCCATGTTCTGGCCGTTCTTCTCCAGGGCGTAGTGGCGCGCACCGACCTTGTTGAACTTGTTCAGGTGCTTCACGACGCGGTCCATCGTCCATACTTCGATCACCGGGAACTGGCTACCGTTGACACGGCCGACGGCGTAGACGTGCGTGATTTCTTTCCAGGTGTCGCCGCCGGCACCAGGGCGGTGCTTCACGTATGGCGCGTCACCCAGAGCCCAATCGAACTCGTCGCCCACATACACAGCTCCGGTCCAGACCGTCGCACGGCCGGCGCGCGAGACTAGGTCGACCAGACCTTGCCAGCCTGGGACGAACGTGGCCTTGCCGCCGTACGGCACCAGGTAGCCCTGCCCGCCCACGCCGATCTCGAGGCCCAGCTGCGACGCAACCACGACCGAACCGAAGATGCTGTGCAGGTCGCACTTCTGAAGCGCGGCGTTCTGGCTGAATGCGGTCATGGTCAGGCGGACCATGCGATCGGGGCTGATGTGCTTCGGCAGCGCGTTGGCGATCTGGCCTTTGTACTTGTCCAGGAAGGTGCTCAGGCTCTTGGCTGGGCTGGCGACTACTTGATTCATGGGGTAATTCCTCTCAGGTTAAAAGCCGAAAACGTAGGTGCGCAGTGCACGCGCTACTGCCTTGCGTGGGCCGAAACCGGCGCGCAAGCTCAATCGATACTGGTTGCGGAAGTGGCGGATCACGATCACCACCCCCCGATCTGACGGCGCTGCAGTTCGATCTGCACTTGGCGGCGATGCTCGGCGGCGATCAGGCGCGCGGCCTCGATGCGGACGGCTTCGAAATACTCGATGTTGCCGTTGGAGGTGGCCAGCTGGACTGCGGCGATGCGCAGGCGCAGCGGCTTCGTCAGCTTGCGCACCAGGCGACGTGCGACGCGGTAGATCGGTTTGGTGGCAATGCTCATCCCTGCTCTCCTTCGTTGGCGCCGGCGCGGCCGGCTTAGTTGTTAGGTGCTCCGGCTTTGTCGATGTCCGGCATCGACCTGTGCGCCCCAGGCTGGCGGCACCTGACGTAGTGCGAACGGGGCATGCGCTGATCCCACAGTCCCTGTTTTCTGAGCCGGGCCTGCCAAGGCGCGCTTTACCGGGCGCGCCGCACGTTCGGTTCAGGCTGCAATGCTGTCGAGGTAGCGATCGATGCGGTCGGCGGTCGATATCTCGCGGTTCTCGCGCTCGGTCGCAGCCAGCTCGAGCTCGGCCATCGCCTCCGCTTCGGTCCAGATTAGGTCGGTGATGACGCCCTGTAGGCTGTTGGTACCGGCGAGCGATTCGAGGATCAGGGTGGACAGCGCTTGGTCGTCGGTGAGGTACTCGGCCAAGCAGTCGCGGATCAGCTTCGATGCTTGTGGCTGGTCAGCACGAACAGCGGCCAGCAGGCCGGCTGACTTCTGGCGGGTCAGGTCGATCAGCGCCTTCAAGCGCAATTCTTCAGGTAAGGCGGTGCGGTGCATGCTCTTCTCCAGTCGGCTGCTCGGCGGGTGCTAAGCGGGTTTCGATGGAAAGGACTATAGCAATTTGCTTTTACTCGGTCAACAGCAATTTGCTTTTATTTTTTCTGAGAGCAGAATCGTTACCGCTCTTTAGCACTTTGGGCAGCCGGTCCGAGCTACGGACGAAAAAAAGCCCGCGAGTGCGGGCTCATCAACTTCCTGTTACTACTATTTACTTTGATGGCTTTGCGGTATCCACTGCCGACTTCTGCTCGGATGTCGGTGAGTCTGATCCTGCAGCTTCACGGCCAGCTTGGAAGGCTGAGATAGTAGAACCCACGATACCAATGTTCGATGCCTGAGTACCAAAGTAGGCAGCGAAGGCAATACCTAACACGGCTAAGATCGTTGTGATCGACGTTATCCACATCGTAGACTTCAATCCACTCGCGCCATCAGCTGCATGGGCTGCTCTTACAGCTGCTGCGGCGGCTTGCTCCGAGGCCGCCGCGGCACGCTCCGACGCTGCGACCGCTCGCTCGGAAAGCCTAGCCATATTCGCCTCATTGGCAACGAGCTGGGCTGCTAAGGTGTCGATCCTTCCGACTGCAGATGCTACGCGGGCATCCATTCTTGCCTCAGTAGCTTCTAGCTTGGAATTTATTTCTTCACGGGTTGGACTATTCATACGAGCATGATTGTCCCCAATGACACTTGTGTCAAGCCGATTAGCAGGGACCCCTACTCGAATCGAGGCACCTTGGGGGTCGTTCTGCGCCGTTGTGTTACGGAAATTCTCTAGGCCCAAAGCTCGCATCGAAGCTGCTGAGGAGAACTCAATCCCGCTCGAACTTGGATTGAATAGGGAGTTTTCAGATGACATGCCCATCACCTAGTGACTGAGATTGAGGCGATTCGCTAGGCATCGCTTTCTTGATGTTTTCGAAAGTCTGCTCAATTTGAGGCTTGAACGGTGAGTGGTAGAGAGAGCCGAGCATTCCCATAGTGTTGGCTGCTGCGTCGATGAATGAGAGTTCTGGGCTATCAAAAGCACACCTATTGAAATGCGGCGGCGGCCCCCCTTTGTAAACAAGGATGCAGCGCACGAACTCGCAATTGAAATAGTATTTCCCATCAACGACGACTGCCTCATCGGTATACGTTTGGCCTTTAATTATTTCTGACATATTGCAGTTCCTTAGAATTAAATTTGAGGTTCATTCATCTATCCGCGGAGGGGATTAATTTTCATCCGAGTTGACTTGCGATATAAATTAGTAATGCTATGATTACCCACATATATCTTTTATTTCTATCTAGTCGGGCCAATATACTAGCTTGCAAGAGAAGCGAGGCGGCAGCGTCCTCTCTGGTATGCCTGACCCCCTTCGCAGTTTGAAATTGTGTAAAGAACGGTGCCCCTTCTTCGTCAAAGTCGCAGTTTAGGCCCGAACTTTCGCAAGCCTTTCTCGCCTGCTGGATTGCTGCAACAACCTCCGTATAGGGCGCCCCCTTTTTTGCCAACTCAGCAAGGGCATAGTTATCAAACCGATCTGCCTCAATATCTTCTTGTGGTCTCATTGTTTAAACAAGCCTTTGTTTAACTTCAGTGACCACCCCAATAACATATAGTGCCTCCTGATCACTTCTAAGTGTTGGGAAATCATCATTCAGCGGCACTAGTTCGAATATCTCATTGCCGTTCGGATCCATGCCGCGGGGTCGATATTTTTTGAAAGTTGCTTGGTTGCTACCGTTGCGCGCGACAACAAAATTCCCTGGACCAGGTGCCCGATCAGGATCAACAAACAGCCGGTCACCTGGCTGGAAGCGCGGCGACATCGACATGCCTTCAACATCAAGGCAGAACGCCCATCGAGATAGCTTTGGGTCTTCTGTGTACTCGACCGCGTACCCGTCACCAGGTTCATACGGGTTTTCCATATCGCGCAGCGCGCCGGCCTGAACCGACGAGATAACAGGAATTTGCCGAGATGCCAGCATTAATGGGGCGATGTTTACGTCGAACGGGCGCCTCTCAATTTTGGATCCTGTCTCCTTTTCGGATAGGTGAGACTTGTCCATCCAGCCAAGCTCTTTGCCACACCCCAGCTCGAGCTTCCTGGCCAATGTGTCGCCAACACCGCGCGGCGTGCCGGTGGATGACTTCGAACCATTGAGGATTTGGCTGAGATACATCGGCGCCGTTCCAGCGCGCTTCGCCACCTCGTCAGCCGTTTTGAACTCCGCAACTAAGGCGCGAAGATTTTCGAGTCGTAATTCTTTAGAAGTTGCCATGCCTACATTCAATAGCAAAACGCTAGTTCGGGGAATGTGCAATTTGCTATTGCTTAGCCAAAAGCAAATTGCTATAGTTGCGCCATGAACCTACTCCAATACGTCAAAACCCAGGCCACCCAGCGCGAACTGGCGACCAAGCTCGCCATCACGCCGGTGCTGATCAACCAATGGGCGAACGGCAAACGGCCGATCCCGCCTGAGCGCTGCGTTGAGATCGAACGCGCAACTGCAGGGGAAGTTACCCGGCGCGATCTTCGTCCGGACGATTGGATGAGGATCTGGCCCGAACTGGATGACCAACCATTGCCACAAACCCAGCCGCAGTAACCCTGCGGCGTTTTCACGCCCCTGCAGTTGCCTACCGGCTGCCGCCCGTCACCACTTGGAGAGATTGATGAACGAAACACTGAACAACCTGCTGCGCGAAGTGATCCTCGCTGCTCACGAAAAAGGCCGCGACCCGGAGGCTGCGGCCGTGAAGGCCGCGAAAGCCTATGCGGCAGGCTTGGCGGCATTCAGTCAAGTCGTTAGTCCGAACCTGGCAGTGCAGCCGCAAGTTCCTCAAGTAACGCCCTGAGGTACTTCGCATCAGCGCTGCCATGCATGGATGACTGATTCACAGTAGTCGGTCCATGAAGTTTAATGCTTCCGCTTTCCAAGCCCGCTTTAACAAGCTCAAAAGCTTTTTGATATTGGTAGTCGTTTTTAAGAGCAGCCATGGGTGATTACTTTCAGAAAAATTGTTGTTAGGGAATAGCAATTTAGCACGACTGAAATCGCCCACCCCTATTTGCTGTACCCCTCAACGCAACCCGCACCACCAAGGAGAAAACCGTGAGCCTCAACCCAAAGACCCGCACGCAAACCGTCGAAGTCCTGTTCAACCCAGCTGAGCTGTCCGGACTGGACACCATCTGCCAGTCGTTCGGCATCGCGCGCAGCACGTTCCTGCGCGGCCTGAGCAACAACGCAGTACGCACGCATGGTACGAGCCAGACGCATCAACAGGAATCCCGACGTTGTCCGGGTCCTGGTCGAGCAGTTGGGCGCGCGCGCGGCGTCAACAACACGCGGAGGCATCTTTGATGGGTTCCGACTGCGCCACGAAAAATCAACGAAGCAACGGCCTGATGCAACGCCAGGGCCCGAAAGGAAATGAACGATGGACAGACCAGCACGTGGCCCCGATGCCTCGAAGCTGCTTGCGATGGCCGACAACGTCGTGATCCGCAACCGGGTCTTCAAGCGTGCGCGCCGAACCGACGATGAATCGCGGGAATACGGCCGCCTCAACAAAAGTATCAACGCGCTGGCAGAGACGGCTGAAAAGCTCCGCAAAGCCGGGGCGGTGGGGGAATGATGGATCAAGCAATCGTATCGCTCGACATGATCCGCGCGAAAGCGCGTGCTGCGTTTGATCGCGGCGTGGGTCGTGACGGGCACAACTTCAACTGGCACTCGACGGAGACGATCGCGATCTGGCAAGCCGAGTGGGACAAATGCGCGGCTGAGCAGCGTGAGGCATCACCGCCATGACAACGCTCGACACCAGTGCACTACCGGCGCCGCTCACGCCCGCCGGCTGCGACCTGCGCGGTCTGCCCTACATGCCACTGGACGTAATTCGTCTGCTCGACTCCGACATGTTCGCCGAGACGACCGGCGATGAATTCAAAGCCGCAGTCGCCCTGTGGTGCAAGAGCTGGACACAAGTCCCGGCCGCCAGCTTGCCGAATAAAGACCTGGTCCTTGCGCACCTATCGGGTAACGCCGCGAAGTGGAAGCGAATCAAGGCCGGGGCGATGCGCGGCTGGATCCTGTGCTCGGACGATCGCTGGTATCACCCAGTGGTCGCTGAGAAGGCGTTGGCCGCGCTACCTAGTCGCGAAGAATTCAATCACAAGAAAAGCGCCGACGCAGAACGGAAAGCCCGGGAGCGTGAGGATCGGAAAGCACTGTTCGAAGCCTTGAGGCGTCACGGCGTCACGCCGGACTGGAACGTGTCAACGAAGACGCTGCGCGGCATGGCGACACAGTACTTGTCACAAACACCACCCCCACACGTCACGGACAACGAGTGTGACATGTCACAGGGTGTCACGGTGAGTAAGGGAGAGGGAGAGAAGAAGGGAGAGTTAACTGATAAAAACAAATCATCGTCATCTCACCCGCCAACTCCGCGAGACGACGATTCCGCGTTTGGACAACCGCCTGGCCAAGCTGCGGATCCCACACGCGCTGAGCAGGTCAGGCAGCTGCTGCTGACCCAGGACATCGTGACGACCTCAGGAAACCCGTTCGTAATCGCCTGGTCGCAAGACCCGCAGGTCACGGATGAGGTGCTCAACGTCGCCATCGCCAAAGCACGCAAGACCAAAGGCGCCGAGGAAATTGTGCCGAAGTACCTGGCCAAAACCATCGCAACCGTGCTCGACGAACAGAGCGGCCCCGTGCTGACAGGTCTGGCACCTGGTCGACCAGCACATGCCGCAGCGTCGGCGCCGAACCGCAAGCCCAAAGGCAACGAGCCAAAGGGCACGGATGAAAGCTACGACGAGTGGCAAGCCCGGGTTGACGCCTACGAAGCCACCAGGCGCAACGGCCAGGTCGCATGACACGCGAGCACGATCCCTGCGGCATGTGCGACCGCTTCCCGCCTGCAGCGTCCGCGAAAGAAGCGGCAACTGCGCGCACCGGCTACTGCTCGGGCTGGGAGAAGGACGTGATGTCGACGGATCGGCCCTGCGTGCTGTTCAACGAGCGCGGGACGTGGGCAGCGAGGCAGAGGCAGCAGCGAATCAGCCGGGATCAGTTTCCCAGGGATCGCAAGGCGGCCAAGGTTTGACCATCGAGACCATTTCGCGCGCGAGAGCGCCACAACAGCAAGACCATAGGAGAAAAGCAACATGACCACTATCGCCCCGAGCATTGGCCGCATCGTCTGGTACCGCGGCAAGGACGGCAATGTGCGCGCCGCCATTGTGACCCGCGTCCATGGCGACTTTTGCCTGAACCTGTACGTGTTCGGGCTGGACGGCCTGGACGTCGACTGCTGCATGAAGGAGGACGTAACGCACGCCAATCCGGAGCAAGAGCCGGACTGCGTCCCGTCCTGGCACTGGATGCCGTACCAGATCGAGCAGGCGAAAAAGCACGCTTCGGTTGGTCAGAATGGCGCCGGCGAGAACCGGGCGTGCTGGTCCGGCGCTGACCTCGATTTCGGCACGGCGCTGCTCGCGCTCAAGGATGGCAAGCGTGTCGCACGCGCAGGCTGGAACGGCAAGGGTCTGTTCGTGTACCTGGTGCCGGCCGCGAGCTACCCAGCACAAACCGGTGCCGCGAAGTCGTTCTTCGGCACGGATGGGCTGGTTCCCTACAACGCCTACATGGCAGTCAAGAACGTCGACGACACCGTCAGCACCTGGGCGCCGAGCTGCATCGATGCGCTGGCCGAGGACTGGCTGATCGTCCAGTAACGCACCACGCCCGGCCGCGCGCCGGGCCACAACAACGACAAGGAGAAGCACCACATGATCACCCTCACCCTGCCCTACCCGCTGTCGGCGAACCGCTACTGGCGCCCGGTGAAGCTGGGGCCCCGCATCAGCATCGTGCCCACCAAGGAAGCCAAGGCGTTCCGCGCCGAGATTGCTGCAGCGTGCCGCGACCAAGGCGTACGCGTGCCCATCACCGGCCGCGTGCATGTCGACGTGAAGCTGTACCCAGGTCGACCGCTCGACTGGCAGAAGCGCATGCGCAAGGAAGGCGGGGCCTGGGACGACACCGTTCGCTGCATCGACATCGACAACGCGAACAAGGTGCTGCTCGATGCGCTCAAGGACGTGGCGATCGATGACGACAAGTGGGTGCGCAAGCTGACCAGCGAACGCATGGAGCCGGATGGCCAAGCGCGCGTGGTCGTGACGATTACGGCGATCGCCACGGTGCGGCCGCAGGCCGATCTGCTCGGGGAGGCTGCATGATCGCCCTCGTCCTGTGGCTGGCCATGTCGCTGCTGCTTGCGTGCGTGGCTGGGCGCTTCATCGGCGTGGGTATGGGTGAGCCGGGGGAGCTGCAGCCTTGACCGAACGCCGACAGCTGATCACCCGCCGGTGGCGCCCGGTCGGCGAGCCCGCGCGACGGGCTGACGACTTCGCCGAGATTCCGCACCTGGCCATCACCGCGACGCCGCCGACGCCAGCCGCCAGGCAGCAGCCGGACCATCGCGAGATCGGCGCCAGGCTTGAGAATTGGGCGCGATGGGCAACCGAGTCCGAACGCCAGATCGGCAGCAGCGCCACGGCCAAGATGATTGACCGGGCCAAGCTCGAGGCCGGCATCGTCGAGCCGCGGACCAACGAGCGCCGCGCCGTGGATGATACTGACGCCCTGCTCATCGAGCGCGCGATGCGCCACCTGACTACGCAGCAACGCCTGCTGCTATGGTGGTGCTACATTCGCCAGGCACAGCCTGAGGTCGTATGCCGTAAGATGAGCATCCAGCACAAGCCGGCGACTGTGTTCGTTCACTTGTTTCGGCAGGCGCAGGCTGCTGTTGAGCTAGCTTTGAGTGCTCGATACTGACATAATTCTTAGTAGAACAACAATCTCTGGAGAAGAAATGAATATCACCGATTACCGAGTTCTTGTAGGAAACAATGCGAATGCGCTTACTGAGGATGTTCAAGTACACATTGCCGCCGGATGGCAGCCTCATTGCGGGTTGAATGTTGTCGAAGGTGACGGGACAAGGCTTTTTGTCCAAGCAATGGTCAAATACCTGACGAGCCCACGATAATCGAAATCTGATACGAAATATCTTGACACCAGGAAATCTTAACGTTAAATTCCTGGTCACAACTAAATTCCGTCTAGAAATTCGACGAGCGATTCCACCAGGATGACGTTCGTCCCTACGAGACTATGAAAGCCCCGCGACTGAGCGGGGCTTTCGCATTCAGTCTTCGCTTTTTTGCTCCGTTGCAGCTAACACCTTGGCAGCTTCGTTGATCTGGCGGACCGCCTTCGTAAAAAAGTACGAAACCGGGTACTTCCCGTCCCATGCCCTCATTAAGTCAGCGATCTCTTGGATGTTGTTGTCAGTTCCTGGCATGCTTTCGATACCAGCTTCGAACGCCGTTCGTGCTGCATTTCTGTACTCTACCGCAAGCTTTCTTACCTCAGCTGCATAAATCAATTTAGCGTAATCCATGTGGCTCCCGTTATGTTCAGCAAGGGGCTAAGAATAGCCGATATTTCGCGTACTACCCAAGCGCGGTGCGTAGGCGCAGCTGCGCTGCGCCCGCTGTTGCTAGGACGAAGCGACACTGTCTCACGGGGTCCTTGGACCAGCCGAGAACAGCAGCTGCACCGACGCTACGAGCTAACACATCAGCGGAGATCGAGCGTATGCACAAGCTCGATGAAGGCTGCCTTTAAGGCGGTAGTGACGATTTCGGTACACAGCCTAATCGCTACGGCTGCGGCGATTCGTTGATACCACGGGGTTGAGTCTTTTTTCATGGGTTCCTTAGATTGGTTGCCGGGGGGAGTCCCTCCGTTATATGTCTCTCTAAGCTCTCGATCCTCTGGTGGGATTTCCAACCTGCACACCTGACCACTTTCGAAGTCTCTCCTCGCTCTGCCCAAAGCGGAGCTTTATGGCCCGGCCAGCACCACGCTGCCGGGCCATTTTTTTTACCGAATCCCATGACCGCGACCACATACAAGCCCAAGCTGGCCGCCCAGTTCTGCGCCGCGATCGCGGACGGCAAGAGCATCCGCGCGGTGTGCAAGCTCGAGGGCATGCCAAGCAAGGCGACCGTCTTCCGCTGGCTGCGCGAGCACCCCGAGTTCGAGAAGCTGTACGAAATCGCAACCGACGAGCGCGCCGACACCCTGATCGATGAGATCGTCGAGATCGCGGACAACTGCCGCGTCGACGCCGACTCGATCCGCAAGGCGAAGCTGCGGATCCACGCCAGGGTCGAGCAGGCCCAGCGCATGAAGCCTCGCAAGTACGGCAACAAGATGCAGCTCACCGGCGACGGTGGCGGCCCGGTCCAGCACCAGGTGGCGCAGATGACCGACGAGCAGCTGGACGCCGCGATCGCGAAGGCAGCCGGCGGCGCGCAATGAGCGCGACCAGCCGGGCCGAGAAGGAACTGCTGCTGGCCATGCTGCAGGAGCGCGAGCGCCGCGCCCGGGTCTACCGCTACAAAGCACTGCACCGCAACCTGTACGGCTGGCAGCGAGAGTTCAACGCCAACACCGCTACTCACACGCAGGTATGCCTGATTGCTGCGAACCGGATCGGCAAGACCTACACCGGGACCTACCTCGATGCGATCCACACCCTGGGGGACTATCCGGACGACTGGGAAGGCCATACGTTCGGTCACGCGCCGCTGGTCTGGTGCCTGGGCTACTCGGGCGAGAAGACGCGCGACCTGCTGCAGGAGCCGATCGTCGGCCGCAAGGATGGCAGCCAATTCTCCGGTGGTCTGATCCCGCCAGAGCACATCAAGGGCTACGAGGCGATGTCGGGCACGCCGAACGCGCTGCGCACCGTGTACGTCCGCCAGATTGGCGGCGGCGACATCCAGGCCAGCGATGCGGTGATCCAGTTCTGGTCGTACTCGCAAGGCCAGCACGCCCTGATGGGCGACAGCGTCGACTGGTTCCACATCGATGAGGAGCCGCGGGACTCGAACATCTTTCCTCAGGTGCTGACCCGTACTGCAACCGGTGACAAGGGCGCCGGCGGGCGCGGGATTTTGACCTTCACGCCGGAGAACGGCCGCACCGAGCTGGTCATCCAGTTCATGGACACGCCATCGCCGGCGCAGATCTGCATGCAAAAGGGCTGGGACGATGCGCCCCACCTGAGCACGCAGGCGAAAGAGGGGCTGCTGGCCAGCTACCCGGCTCACCAACGCGATATGCGAACGAAAGGAGTTCCGATGCTGGGACACGGACGAATTTACGACCTGGCCGAAGACGCCATTACCTGCGAGCCGTTCGCGATCCCGAAGCACTTCCGCGTCATCGATGGCATGGACTTCGGCTGGGATCACCCTCAAGCGCACGTGCAGCTGGTCTTTGACCCCGAGGGCGACATGTTCTACCTCACGAAGGCCTGGAAGAAGTCGCAGACCAAGCCGATCGAGGCCTGGGGCGCCGTCAAGTCGTGGGCCGAGCACGTGCCTACAGCCTGGCCGTCCGATGGTCTGCAAACGGAGAAGAGCAGCGGTGAGCAGCAGAAGGCGTACTACGAGCAGGCCGGCTTCAACATGCTGCTCGAGCGCGCGACCTGGCCAGACGGCGGCAACGGCGTCGAGGCCGGGCTGTTCGAGATCCGCGATCTGATGATGAGCGGCCGCTTCAAGGTGTTCGCCGGCCTGCGCGACTTCTTCGACGAGTTCCTGCAGTACCACCGCGACGACAAGGGCAAGATCAGCAAGACCCGCGACGACATCCTCGACGCTGTCCGCTATGCCTACATGATGCGGCGCCACGCCATCGCCTATGGCGATATCAGCAAGCCCTGGGGCGGCGCCCTCAATTACCAATCACTGGGAATCGTATGACCAAAATGACCGACGAAGAGCTGCGCAGCGCGGTCGACAGCGAGGTGAGCGAGTCCGCCGCCTGGACTGGCAGCGACCTTGCCGGCGACCGTGAGCGCAACATGGCCTACTACCTGGGCCGGCCGCTGGGCAATGAGGTAGCCGGCCGCAGCCAGGTTGTGAGCTGGGACGTGTTCGAAGTTGTGGAAAGCGCCCTGCCCGACTTGCTCGAGCCGTTCTTCGCCGGCGACCACATCTGCGAGTTCGAACCAGCAGCGCCTGGTGACGAGGAGTACTGCGAGCAGGCCACCGACGTCATCAACCACCTGATCAAAAAGAAGAACCCAGGCTTCCTGATCTTCAACACTTGGATCAAGGACGGCTTTCTTGCCAAGGTCGGCATCGTGCGGTCGTGGCAAGACGCCACGCGCAAGGTCAAGCGCGAGCGGTACCAGGGCATCACTGAGCAACAGCTGGCCATGCTGGCCAACGACCAGCGAATCACCATCGAAACGCACGACGCAGCTGACGATCCAAGCGCGCCGGGCCAGAGTCTGCACGACGTCGAGCTGGTTATCGACCAGGGCCCGGTCGGCATTCGCATTGAAAACGTCGAACCTGGCGCATTCATCCTGTCGCGCCATGCGAAGAAGATGGCCGACGTCACCTGCATTGGAGAGCTGCGCACTTACACGCGCTCTGACCTGGTTGGCATGGGCTTCGACCGCGCGCGCGTCGAGCTGCTGTCGGACTACCAGGCGGCGCCCGATGC